CTGTATTTTTAGCTTTTAGCTGAGCAGGTTTTGCTTACTTCTTGAAGGAGCATAGTGAACTATGCGACTGAAAGAGTAATCGAAAGATGCCAGATAAAAGCAAAAAGACAGCAAAGAGCAAAACAAGGAACAACAATTGAATCTTTGCGGGGAATTTTTAGAACATGCCTAAAGATTGTAAGGCTTTTATTGGCCACCTCAAAACTCAACTTTCATAAGCTATAAACCTGCAAAAAATCATCAAGTTATGAACTTAAAAACTCAATAATTCATCAACTGATGAACTAAAAATACGCATAAACTCAACAACTAAAAAAATGAATAGAAGCATTGTTTTTGCAACCAACAACGCGCATAAGCTGGAAGAGATACGCCAGATTATGCCCAATAACCTCGAAGTACTATCGTTAAAGGATATTGGATGCGATGTAGATATACCCGAAACGGGCACAACACTAGAAGAAAACGCACTTATCAAAGCGCAATACGTGCTTGAACATTATGGCTTGGCATGCTTTGCCGACGATACAGGGCTGGAAGTGACCGCCTTAAACAACGAACCCGGTGTGTATTCGGCACGATATGCCGGTGGAGTGGGGCACGACAGCGAAGCCAATATGGCCAAACTATTGGCTAAACTGGCCGATAACAGTCATCGAGAAGCTCGTTTTCGAACGGTTATTGCCTTGGTAGCACCCAAAGAAAACACATTGGGTATAACCCAACCAATATTGTTTGAAGGCGTGGTAACTGGGAATATTGCCACACAAAAACAAGGAAACGAGGGCTTTGGATACGACCCGCTGTTTGTTCCCGATGGTTACGACAAAACATTTGCTGAACTAGGAGCCAACATCAAAAACCAAATATCGCATAGAGCAAGGGCTGTGGGCAAGCTGGTGGATTATCTTAAGCGCTAATTGTGTTATATAAAGTGCGCTAAACATATGATATTAAATGCGCTAATGGTATAATATTAGTGCATAAATAGTGTTATATTAAGAATGGTTCTCAACGCCTGTTTGGTCTTTAAACATGCAGTTTGAGATTTAAAAAGAAGCATCATGCAATCTCAACTTATAAACATCTTGAAGCATTAGCAATAATATAAACCACATTTTAGCGTTATAACTTTATCAAGAGATAACAAATAAACGTTGAATAATTGGGAATTGTACACCCATAAACCCTCATCCACATGCGCAAAACCACTATCACAGGTATTATTTTTGCCTTACTGATGTGCCTAAGCCTACCAGTAAAGGCCTCGTTATGGCGTAGTTACACCGCATACAGCGAGATAACGCAGGTGCAAAAGGTAGGAAACACACTCTATGTGCTAGCCTCTAAACGATTGTTTGCCTATAACACGGCCGACGAGAGTGTGCAAACTTTCGACCGTATCAACGGACTTAGCGATACGCCTGTGGCCTTTATATCCTGGAACAACGTGGCCAAACGCCTGGTTGTGGTTTATGATAACCAGAATATCGACTTTGTTATGCCCAACGGAAACGTGCAAAACCTGTCTGACTTTTATCGAAAAACAATGATGGTGGATAAGACGGTGTTTGGCATTAATAGCTATGGCGCTAACACTTACTTAAGTACTGGATTTGGAATTGTGAAGCTCGACGCGCGAAAAATGGAAATAAGCGACACGTATAACCTTGGATTTAAGGTGAATTGGACGCGTGTTGAAGCTAATCGCATATTGGCTTACTCGGCCGAAAGAGGATGTTATGCGGCTTCGTTAAGCGCAAATCTCAATGATAAAAACAACTGGACGAGGGTGGGCGAGTACACTAACGACCCGCAAGCACAACCCAACACCGAGCTTATAGCTGTGGCTAAGCGAGCCAATGTGGGCGGACCACGCTACAACAACTTCTATTATATGAAGCACGTCAACGGAAAACTCTATACCGTGGGCGGTGCTTACGCCTCGGGTGGTGTGCAAAAGGGTTATCCAGGATTGGTTCAGGTGTTGGATGAGAATGGCAACTGGAGCTTCTTTCAAGATAATGTAACAGAGACAACAGGCATTGAGTTTAAGGATATCAATTGTTTGGCCGTCGACCCCTTAAATCCTAACCATGTGTTTGTGGGTGGACGAACTGGTTTATACGAATTTCAAGACGGAGGTTTAAAGGCTTATTACAATCGCGACAACAGTGCTTTGTTGCCCGCAGTAGACCGTGGACGAGAACTAGATAATAATTATGTTATCGTCAATGCATTGGCTTACGATGCACAAGGCAATTTGTGGATAGCCAATAGTCAAACCCGTAGTCAGTCGTTGCTTACCCTTAAACCTGGTAAAACGATAGAGAGCAAACACCAACAAGCACTGATGACCGATGGGCTTAGCATGCGCAATATGACGCAAATGATGGTAGACAGTAGGGGATGGGTGTGGTTTTGCAACGATCATTGGATTGTTCCTGCCCTTGTTTGTTATAAACCTGCACAAGACGAATGCACTGTTTACAGCAATTTTGCCAATCAAGACGGTATTAGTTTGCATGTAAATAAGGTGACATGTGTGGCCGAAGATCGCGATAACAACCTCTGGGTGGGCACCGATATGGGGCCGCTCTACCTGCAAATACGCAACCACGAAGTAGAAAAACACTTCGTTCAGTTTAAGATAGCCCGCAACGATGGCACTAATAATGCCGATTATCTGCTAAACGAAACCCCCATCACACACATCGCTATCGACGGAGCCAACCGCAAATGGATGGGTACAATGAACGATGGTGCTTATCTTATCTCGGCCGATAACCAACAACAAATGGCGCATTTTAAAAGCGAAAACAGTAATCTAACTTCCAATACGCTGCATAATATTACTATTAATCCAGCCACAGGCGAGGTGTTTTTTGCCACAGATAATGGCCTTTGCTCTTATAAAGGCGATGCCACCGAACCCCAAACAGATAGCGAAAACGCAGCCTACGCCTATCCCAACCCCGTGGAGCCAGGCTATACAGGACTTATACGCATCGTAAATCTATCGCCAAATGCCTATATCAAGATAGTTTCTACCAATGGAACGTTGGTGAAAGAGGGCAGAAGCAATGGCGGTATGTTTACTTGGGACGCCACCGACCTACGCGGAAAGCGCGTGGTAAGCGGTGTTTACATGGTGTTAGAAGCCACCGAAGACGGCAAAAGTGCTGCTGTGTGCAAGGTGGCCGTTGTGAACTAATACGGGGCATAAAACGAAACGTACAGAACACGAGGATGCCGTAAAATCGTGATTGGCGTTGATTGATAAGGGGTTATGGGCGTGAAAGGACGTTGGGCGAAAAAAAACGAAGCGTATATAATGTAACATTGATGCGACATTCGTGTTACATGCGAAGGGTGGATGGTAGGGTTTGATGGGGCGAAATGTTACATGGGGATGATTTAGGGGCGATTTTGGGCTGTTTTTAGGATGATTGGGGGCGTTTTCTTAATAGCTTGGAGATGGTACTTGGGCGGTTGTGAATGGATGCAAGAGTGAAGGCGGATGGTGCTTTTCACTCTTTTTTTATTGGTTATTGGCGTTTTTCTTTTATCGAAATGTTCGATATAAGCATTATTTGGTATATTTGCATTGAAATATGCCGTTATGAGGCAAAGGTTAAACGAAAAAAATAAGAGACGATATGGCAAAGGTTATACATGTGCACTTGTTGCAAAAGATTGATGGCGTAAAGCGGCGTGACTGGTATTTCAGCAGTTTGTCGGCCGTGTTTACCGTATTCACACCCGAGCAGGTAGGGGTGACGAAGAATTATCTGTTGCATGCGGGGTTGTCGGGAGGTGGTGTAATCATCAATAAACGCGCTGTTATACGGCAATCTACGCTTATCGGGTGCAGTCGTGGGTGAGTGCTTGGAATGGTGTTTTTAGGGCATTAGAACGCGTTTTAAATGGTGTTTTGGTGTGGGTGGCTATTGGGCGGCTTTCGGGCCGCTTTTTTTGTGCCTTTTCGGGTCGATTTTAGGTCTTTTTTGGGTTAGGAGGGACATTAGGGGGGACAGTTAGGGGGGACAAAATAAAAAGTTAGGGGGGACAAAAACGCGTATTTGCCTGGCTAGTGTTGAAGCGGAGTTAAATACCCTGTTCGCGTGTTTCGGGGCAAAAACGTGTGAATTGATGTTGAGTTAAAACCCCACCCTTTTAAACGTTGGTGTTTTTATACGTGCTGATTATCAAGTATCTAGCGTTTTTACTGCCTGTTTTTGAGGGAGGGGACGCCTAAAAGGGGCGCGCGGGCGTGCTGGGAGGAGGTGGCGAGGGGTGTCGGGAGGTGCTTATTGTGGCTAAAAGAACTTAGCTACACCACCCAGGACTTCAAAAATGTTTATAATATCTGTGATGGGGAATTCCTGCTCGTCAAATTCCTTATCGTTTATGGGGACATAGCGCAACATCTGTGGGTCATTAGACTTCCGTATGATCTTAACGGTTCGCTTGGTCTTCAAAACCACGGCGTATATCTTACCAAACTGAATATCCTGAACTAGGCATTGGCGCAGTCCTATAATATCCTGATGCCCTATGCGAGGTTCCATTGAGTGCCCAGAAATGTTACACCATACCTGCACACGTTCGAACCCTGGTATATATATGTGTCGGTCAGGATAGATGGTTTGGTCATTAAAAGAGTCTGTGAATCCACCTTGGAATTCAACATCGTAATAGGGCGCGCCCTCATAGGGAGAGCATGTAGCAGCAACGGCAGGGGGAGTGTCGTGTGCGTCCGATTCGGATTTGAGCATGTTGCCCTCACCTGTAAAAAGCCATTTTGGGGATAATTCTGTATATACTGATAGAATATTTTCTATTTTGTCAGAACCTATACTACCATTATTCTTAAGCGACTTGCTAAAAGAGGCATTTGACATGCCCACGCTCCTCTCAAATGCTGCAATGGATATGCCTTTTTGGTCTATATATTCCTTAATTCTTTCTAGTATCATAGAATATTTGCAATTAAATTACTTATAAATAGAAAATAATCTATATTTTATTTGGATGGTGTTAGAATATTTTCTATCTTTGCAACGTGTTCAGAACAGAACACGCGCCAAAGATACGAAAAAAGGCGCGATTGTACAAATTTTAAAACTTAAAGAAGATGAACGGAAATATCGAGATAAAGGAATGGGTAACCAACGACTTCAAGGGAAGAGTAGCCCAAAGGCTGATGACGGACCGCGTAAGGTTCGCCTACGACCCCGAAGAGGGCATCGTTTTCGCCGCGCCCGAGGAATACGTGAAGGGACTCATATATAAGCTGATGGTTTGCGACGGCGTGAAAAGACGCCCCAACATTTACGAACTTAACAAATAAAAAGGAGATACACACATGAGCACAGAAAACAAGAACAACAAGCTGGCGTTGCTGGCCAAGGACGTGGAGAACAAGTTGGCTGTCATGGCCAAGGACTTGGAGCGGTACAAGGAGGTTATGGCGGAAGACTACGAACGTTTTTTCCGCTGGCACTCGGAAGACGCCTACAAGATGCAGGTGTACAAGTTGGAGTTCGAACGCCTGCTGGTGCGCATTGGCGAGGGCGACTCGGGCAAGCTGCGCGAATACCTGCGCAACAGGGTGGACGGCACGCAGGCGTTGCTGCTGGAAGCGAGCGTGAGGGGGGACGTCATGACGTCTGTGGCCCTGGCCAACATCAACGAACTGGAAGCCAAACGCCGCATGTGCGAGCAATACCAGATGATGCTGGACTTCATAGGGAATGGGAACGAAGAAGAACTTAACGGGCAGAGAATATGAAAAGGGAGAAAAACATCAATCGTCAAGACAAGGAGAAATTATTCGCGGCTCTTCAAGAATGCAGGAGATGTGCATGCCGCCTACGCCGTCGAATAGATCGCATAGAGCGCGAACTATCTGGGAATAGTCAACCACAGAGCGGAAGCGTTTGCACTCACGCTCAATGCGAAGGTTCAGTTCCACATGGTCGACGCCATTCATTTCAGCATCCTCGTCGGGATAGTAATAAGAAAGGCTATGGCTACAAGACAAGGCTAGTGGAGTCAGATGCGCTTCAATGCATTGTTCGGAGAACTGAACCAAGTCAGTCTCAGACCTCGTGGTGGCTTGCCGTCCTTGACGAATTGTAACCGTCGCTTTGAAAAGGTATCTGTTTGTGTCCATAATTTGTTCCATTTTGAAATTCGGGCATAAAGTTAATGAAAAAAAACAACATAAAGGAAGAAAGACGATGAAAAGGAAGATAGTGGTGACCGCCGAGGTTAAGCAGAAACTTATGAAACAGTTCGGGGCTGGGGAGCGCAGCCTGTTCAACGCACTTACGTACGACGAGCGGCGCGGCAACTCGCCAACGGCCAAGCGCATCAGGGAGTCTGCCATGAAGAACGGGGGCGTGTCGATGGCCGACGACTGCCTGGACATGGAGACCATCCACCTGGCCGACGGCACGATGCGTCAGTTTTTCCCGCGCGGCACGGTGATGACCGTTTTTCGTAATGGGGTGGTGACGATAGAGAAGAACGGCCGCCTGGTGAAGAAGGAGCAGTGCCCCGGGCTGATAGACGATTATGAGGAACTGCAACGCCTGGCCGCAAAGGTGGACGGCGCGGAGCGCGTTACGGTGCTGAGGTAAAGGAGGCGCATGGCTATGGTAGAGTATTACGAAGGCCGACTTTGCATCCCTGCGAAGGAGCTGGTAGAGCGGGGACTTGTGAGCGAGGCCAACTACAAGAAGATGGCGATACGCAAAAAGCTCGACATCGCCCGCACCGCCCGCGGCCTAGGCAACTACGCCCTTGTGGCCGTGGACACGCTACCTGCCGCGATGAAGGAGGCCGTGAAACGCGCCTACCCCAACCTGCGCATCGTGCGGCTGGTGAACTGGGTGCGCGAGAACTACGACTACGACCAGCGCGCATACGCCTTCTTCTCCGATCCCGAACAATGCGGCGTTGAGCTGCCCCGGCGGCATGTGAGGGAGTACACCGTGAACGCAGGCGTGATAAGTGCAGCCGTCGCCCTGTACAACAGCGCGAAGGCACAGCACACGGTGATGGGCGAGGCATACGACTGGGACATGATGGCCGAGGCCATCGACGTACTCAAACAAGAGTACGGCCACACGCTGCCCACATCCACTCTTCGCTTTCGCAAGAAGGTGGCGGAGTTCAAGAAAAAGGGCTATTCGTGTCTTATCAGTGGCAAGTTCGGTAATCAGAGTGCACGGAAGGTGGACCACCGCACCGAACGCCTGATATTGGGCCTTGCGGTGCTGCCCAACAAGCCTTTCAACAGCAACGTGCACGATATGTACCTGAGCTTTGTGTGTGGCGAGTTGGAGGTGTACGACCCCGAGACGGGCGAACTGTTCTGCCCGGACGACTTTACGCTGAAGAACGGCGAGCCGAAGACGCTGAGCGAGGGCACCATCAACAATGTGCTGAATGCGCCTAAGAACAAGCTGATGGTGGAACATGCGCTATCCACCTATACCACGTTCATGCACGAACAGATGCCACACATGCACCGCCACTCCGGCCGTTTCTCGCTTTCGCAGATAACGATGGACGACGTGGATCTGACACGCAAACTGAAAGACACCAAGCAGCGCGTACACGCATACTACGCCTACGACGTGGTGAGCCAGTGCGTGCTGGGTGCCAGCTACGGCCGAAAGAAAGACGAGAGCCTCGTGGTGGATTGTTTCCGCGACATGTTCCGCACCATAGCTCGCCACGGATGGGGCATACCGGCCGGCATCGAGGTGGAAAACCACCTGATGAGCCAATACCGCGACGGTTTTCTGCGAGCAGGCGAAGTCTTCCCATTCGTACACTTCTGCGCCCCGCAGAACTCGCAAGAGAAGTACGCCGAGCCGCTGAACGGAGCCAAGAAACGCAGCATCATACACAAGAACCACACGGGCATCGGCCGCTTCTACGGCAAGGGTAAGTGGAGACAGGAATACAAGAAGGTGAGCGACGAGTGGAACGACACCTACGAAGACCGCGAATACTTCACCTGGGAAGAACTGGTGGCCGACGACCGCGCCGACAGCGCAGAATGGAACAACACGCTGCATCCCGACCAAAAACGCTATCCCGGCATGACGCGATGGCAAGTGCTGGTGGGCAATGTGAACCCCACACTGCTGCCATACGACGCACGGACGTTGGCACGACATATCGGCGAGGCTGTTGAGACCAGCGTAAGGAGGAACTCAACAGTGCGCGTGGCACACGAAGACTGGTGGCTAAGCAACACCACAGCACTGGAACGCCTTGCTCCGAACAACTACAAGGTGACGGCCTATTACCTACCAGATGAAGAGGGGCTACCGACGGACGTGTACCTCTACCAGGGCGACCGCTATATAGACCAGGTGGAGCGCGTGGAAACCTTCAACCGCGTGATGGCCGAGCAGACGGACGAAGACGTGGTGAAGTTCATCGAGCAACAGAAGAAGGTGGCCGGGTTTAGGAAATACGTAACCGACAACGCCATCCGGCGCGTGGGCGTGATGAAGACCAAGGTGGAACTGACGGTAGAAGATGAAGAGGATTTGGAAGTGGCCACGCCGCAGGCAGAGGAAGAGCTGCCGTTGCCCCCAATAATGGCAACAGACTGGAGCAGAGCCGGCGTGGATGCCACATAACGACAAACTAACGATAATCGAACGACATTAAAACAGCATTAGAACATGACACAAGACACCAAACAGCGGATATTGGCAGCCGTAGCCGCCAACCGCACCAATTACCCCAGCGACGCCAAGCACGCCGCCAGCCTGGGAATAAGCACGAGCGTGTACAGCGCACTGAAGAACGGCCAGACCGACAAGACGCTGAGCGACGCCAACTGGATATCGATAGCGCGCCGACTGGGCGTGGAGCTGCGCGCCAGCATCGAGTGGAAGGCGGCACGCACGCCTGTGTACCAGTTCGTGATGGCACAGCTGGAATTCTACCAGCAGAGCGGCACAAGCGGCATCCTCTGCGACATGCCCAACATCGGCAAGACATTCACCGCACGCCTGTATGTGCAGACACACGCCAACGCGGTGTACATAGACTGCTCGCAGGTGAAGACCAAGCTTAAGCTGGTGCGCAAGATTGCAGCAGAGTTCGGTGTTAACGCCCGCGGACGGTATGCCGACGTGTATGACGATCTGGTGTATTACCTGCGCTCCATCGAGCAGCCGCTCATCATCCTAGACGAGGCGGGCGACCTGCAATACGAGGCTTTCTTGGAATTGAAAGCCCTGTGGAACGCCACCGAACGCGCCTGCGCCTGGTACATGATGGGTGCCGACGGATTGAAGGAGAAGATAAACCGCTCCATCGAGTGCAAGAAGGTGGGCTACACCGAGATGTTGAGCCGATACGGCGACCGCTACTCGAAGGTTACGCCCGACGACGGTCGCGAGCGCGACGCCTTCCTTGCCGAACAGGCCCGCATCGTGGCCAAGGTGAACGCCCCGACAGACACGGACATCGCCGCCATCGTACGCCGCACGGGCGGAGGGCTGCGGCGCGTTTACACAGAGATAGAGAAACTTAAAAGAGCAAACTGATGGCCAGGACAAGAGCGTACACACCGCGTGAAGTGGGTGAGAAACGATACAAGACCCTGCCCTGGGATGGTGAGTGGCAACGCGTGTTCGGTCGGCCTGCACTCAACGAGCTGTGGTTCATCAGCGGCGCGTCGGCCCAGGGCAAGAGCTCATTCGTTATGCAGCTGGCCAAGAAGCTGTGCGAATACGGCCGTGTGCTGTACGTCAGCGGCGAGGAGGGCATACGTCAGTCGTTTCAACGTCGCCTGCAACTCTTCCACATGGAGGACGTGAACCGCCGCTTCTTCATCATCGAAGACACAAGGATAGAGGCACTCACCGAGCGACTGGCCAAGCACAAGAGCCCGCGTTTCGTGGTGATAGACAGCTTTCAGGTGGCCGAATGGACATACGAAGAGGCAATGGCACTGAAGGCGCGTTTTCCACAGAAGACGTTTATATACGTATCGCAAGAGCACAAGAGCGCACCGATGGGCAAGCCTGCCGTTCGTCTTCGTTACATTGCCGGCGTTAAGGTGCGCGTTTCGGGCTTCGTTGCACTCTGCATGGGGCGCGAGAACGAACATCACGGGACAGGGTTCGTTGTGTGGGAAGAGGGAGCGGTGAGGTATGGCAACGGAAGCCTCACCCCCAGCCCCTCTCCACGGGGAGAGGGGAGTGAATAGCCTTGCCGCGCACATGGGATTAACAATTAAATAAAGGAGTTATGGGAAAGAGAAGAACAGGCCTGTTTTATCAGGAAAAGAACAAGACAATGAAATCTTCCGAACTGAAAGCATACCTGGAAGGGGTTATCGCCGACCTGGCGGAGCAGGAGGAGAACATAAGCGTCGATATTACGCTATTTCTTAGGTGGTGGGACAAGCCACACGGTTCGGGTTCTACGGGGGAAGAATGATGCAAAACGATTTCAACACTTTAAAATATAAGAAGATGAACAACAAGCGAATTTACATCAGCGGTGCCATAGCGCACCACGACATCGACGAGCGCAAGGCTGCATTCGCAGCAGCTGCTCACAAGTTGAGAGAGGAAGGTTTTACCCCAATAAACCCTTTCGATAACGGACTGCCCGATAGTGAAGATTGGCGACGCCACATGCGCGTGGACATTGGCATGCTGCTGCAATGCGGCCGCATATACATGCTGCGCGGATGGGAGTTGAGTAAAGGGGCAAAGCTGGAACTGGACGTGGCCAGCAGCTGCGGAATAGAGGTAATGTTTGAAACGCACAAGCCATGATACGCGGGAAGTGGGGAAAGATGACGCTCACGAACGAGGAGCGGGTATGGATGGAAGAGCATTTCGCCCATACGAAGAACGAAGAGGTGGCATGTCACCTTAGGGTGTCGCTGCGAACTGCCGTGCGCCTGGCGCGCGAGATGGGTTTGGAGAAGAGCGCGGAGTTCGTTCGTGCGATGCAGGCTAATGCTGTTAAGCACGCCGTACGAGCCAACCGCGGGCAGGGTAACGCAGGCAAGGCCAATCTGCTGAAGTACGGCGAGGCCTACCAGTTTAAGCCTGGCATAGGAAATAAGGACCGACTGTCGGCGGAAGCTTTATCCGAAATGTACCGGCGGAGTGCTGAGACACGCAAGCGCACGGTGATGGCCGAACGTCGTCGCGTGGCCTTCGGGTTGGAACAGCAGACCGCTCTACGTGTGACCAAAGCACCCAAAGCCAAGGTGCTCCTGAGACATAGGCTTCGCAAATGTGGCTATGTGGTGCCCCGCGCATCGTCGGACGCCACGATAACCATCAACACGCGCCGCTCGGCAACATTGGAGCAGCGGGCCGAGAAGATGGGGATTAGATTTTATTTAACAGAGGGGAGCGAGGTTACTAATGATACACAAGGGAGATAAATTTAAAGTGCACTGGGTTGGACACGAGTCGAATTATGTTAACAGAGTTTACGAGGTCGTAGGAACCGTTGATGATTGTCACTGCTCGCGTCCATCATGGCTAACGGGACAGCCCGAAAGACCCAGGGCTGCACACTGTCACATATCAGCGCGCTTGGTGCGCTCTCCCCTGAAATGGGATAACAATGGGCTACATTGGTTCAACGACATTGACCCGCAAACGCTCCATAGCATAATCAATCCGAACTTTTGGTTGGAGATTGTCCGGCAGCCGGGGGACCAATTAAGTTTATTCTAAAAATCAAGACAATGAAACAGATTATCGAAACAATGATGGCGCGGATGCAAGCATGGCACGAGGTACGCGCAAGGAGAATAGAGGCTCGGCGTGTGAAGCTGCTCGACCACGAGGCACGACAACGTCTGCAGCTGATGGAACACAATGGCACGACCTACCTCTCAATGGACGGCATGCCTCTTCTGGAAGCTTCCGACTTGACCAACGGCCTTACCGAAAGCCTGGCACGGGTAAGGGCAAACTACGCCGACTTCAGGGAAGAGGGGATATGGGCTAAGAGGTAGACACATTCAAACAACATTAAAAGCAAGCAATATGCCACCCGAATTCAATTACCGCCACTTCTACGCGCTGTTGGCTCGAATGCCCTACGCCGACAAGCAGACGCTGGTATATCAGTATACCAAAGGCCGTACCGACCACCTCAGCCAGATGCACCCTGACGAATACCACGTGATGCTGCGCGACATGAAACGCGTGGCAGACAACGAAACTTTCACGCAAGAATTGAAGAAACGACGCAGCACGGTGCTAAAGCTCATGCAGCAGCTGGGCATAGACACCACCCGTTGGCCCTGCGTTGATGCGTTTTGCCAAGAGCCTCGCATCGCAGGCAAGATATTCCGCAGGTTGTCGTTGGACGAATTGGAGGCGTTAGTGCCAAAGTTGCGGTCGATATTGAATAAGGGCGGGCTTAAGGCATCCGAGCCTGCCACGCAACCGCAGCCACCACGACCACGGCCTGCGAAACTAAAAGTGAAGTACAATTTTATGATTAACAACAAAAACAACAAGAACAATGAAAAAGGAAATGCTTGAGGGATTGAGTGCCCAGGAGAAGAAGGAATTGCTGGCCACGTTGCAGAATGAGGCCAATGAGGAGAAGAACAACCGCCGACAGGCCTACGAGGAGCTGCGTGAGAAGTTCGCGCAAGACGTGCAGGCACGGCTGAACGATGTGGTGACGGCCGTTACCGAGTTTCGTGAGTGGCTGGAAAACGAAAGTCGCGCCTTCCGCGATGTAATGGCAGAGTATGGTCAGCTGCGCAGCGAGAGCCAAGGCGGTTTCACCACGACGGTGGAAGATTTCCGACTGACGGTGGCCGCCAATAAGGTGAAGGGCTTTGACGAGCGCGCCGATATGGCAGCCGAACGGCTGGTGGACTACCTCAAACGTTATGTGCAGCGAACGGAGAAGGGAACGGACGACCCAATGTATCAGCTTGCCATGACGCTGCTGGAGCGTAACAAGAGTGGCGACCTCGATTATAAGAGCATATCAAAACTGTACGACCTCGAGACACGGTTTGATGCCGAATACGCCGAGATTATGCAATTGTTCAAGGAAAGCAATGTTGTTCAGCGCAACGCGCAGAACTTCTACTTCCACCGGCGCGACGATGTGGGCGTTTGGCGCAAGATTGAGCCCAGCTTCTGCCGAATGTAACTACATTGTAACCTGAATGTAAAAAAGTCCCCGCAACGCTTGCTGTTGCGGGGACTTTTCCGTAATTTTGCATATTATTGTTAACACGCACAACGATTATGGCAAGAGGGAGAAACAAGGAACTTATTTTGGAACGCGACCGCAAACTGTTCGAGCGGTTCTATTACTGGAGCGAGGTAAAGCGACTTCGTTTCGACGACACCATTGCGAAACTCTCTAACGAGGAGTTCTTCCTAGCCGAGGCCACCACGCTGCGCATCGTACGCCGCATGCTGATGGATGGGGCTACCGTAGATGGTAAGGCCGTGGAGAAGAGCCGGCGACAGGGGTTCAGGTCTTCAACCGCACAGAGAGAGTCGTGCGGGCAATTGTCCTTGTTTCCCGAGTAGCCTCCGAGAGGGCGCAGGTGTAAGTCTCCTCGTACACCTTGATGCCGTGATTGAACGTGAAGAACCGCGAGCGGGTGCGAACCAATGCCCCCTCGCCCGATGGCCGATAGCCCTGCAAGAGTGCGTGCAGGGCTTTTCTTTTTTCCTCGCGCTGCATAATCCTATCCGTCGTCTGGCTGCCTGCATGGGTGTCGTCATAGCAGTCGAGTATAAGGCGCACGCGTACCTCGCAGGTTCCGCGCTGGGCGATGTCACCCGTGTCTGTCCATTCCGTACCAGGCAGGTCGATAAGGATGGCGGGAAATGTCAGTGGATACATGTCCAGCTGTTCATTGTCCAGTGCCTCCAACTGTCCGTAGTCTTCGTCAACTGTTCGTGCCCACGGCAATTCGCGGGCAATGTGGGCGATGGTGTTAGCGAGTATCGATTCCATTTCCAATCTCCATTAATGTGTTTAGTATCATCTTCTGTAGTTTAACGTTGAGCTCGTGGCTCGTGCCGATGAACTGGCGGCGCGGGATGTGTATGGCCGTCTTGCGCGTAAGGGCCAGCGCACGCCACGCCTGCGCCATCGGCGGCAGCTCCTTGGGCATTTTCTCACCCTTCTTCACTTTAGCAAGAGAATACGCCATGTGCCAGGCATAGCGGCGCATTTTGGGTGTTATGCCGATGTTTCCACCCTCATTGTGGATGGCGGCATAGGACCTGGGGTTGGTAACCAACACCGCGCCAGGCATGGCCACGGCATCTATGCTGCGCATCAGGTTGTCGGTGGCCGAGGTCAATGGCTTGTAGGGCGAGCCCGCATCCTGTCGTCGTGTCTTCTTCCAAGGATGCAGCCCGCCGTTGGTGAAGCCTCCATCACGAAAGTTCTGCCGAAAGTGATTCTTGGATATCACTGCCGCCTTGCGAGGGATGTCGGTGCGCAAAGCCTGTTCCACCCGCTGTGGAGCTCGGGCGATGATGTCGGCTATTTGTTTGGCGTTCATTATTTTCTTGTTAAAAAGTTTGTTCGTAACGAATAAAGTTGTATCTTTGCAACATAAGAAACAAGGTTTATTAGATACCGCGTCGGATTGCAGTTCCGAAGGGAAGGGTCTGATGAACCTTATTCTTTTTTAGTATGTTTCTTGATGGTAGGTGAGTCAGAAATACTATGTACCATATACTCTCCCCATTCCATCTCGTGCACAATTATCCAACTTTTTTCCTTGCATAGCTCAATTTCGAAAATATGGTTGTTAGCGACACCTGCCCTATCTTTCCCATCCATAGTCGTGCCAATATATTGGGCCTTATTGAAAACTTCATCAAATTTCAGAAGCAGTTCATTTTTCTCACGCATATGCTTGTGTGGTTGGTTGAGCCATTCCTTAATACCAGCACCAGAGATTATCACTTCGTGCTCGAACTCTTTGTTTTGTAGCGTGGTCTCTTTAAGATATGCCGCCTCTTTCCTTATTTCCTTAGCTCGCTCGCGCAAGATAGTCTTCACTTCTTTTGCCCGGTCAATGCATCCATCAATGTACGGGCAGTTGAAGCAATCCTTCTTATGTGCCACGAACATGGCCCGAATGCGGTTCTTAACCCCTCGGGGCTTGTAGTATGGGCATCGTGCGCAGTTCTCGGGGAAATACGGATGAGTGTCGTTGATAAGGTGACCGTCCTTGCCGGGGTTGTTGTCGAGTCCGCGCTGTGGCTGCAGCGTAGGCATGTCCTCCACCACGTCGACAGGCGTGGCGGGGTCGTCGGTAGCTTCGAGCATGCACTTGCAGTTCCAGCGGTCTTGCGGGTGGTGCTTTTCCCAGAACGGATGCTCGATTGGCAAGGTGAGTTTCTTTTCCCAATATGAGCGGTGCGAGGTCTCGGCATCGGGCGATGTGGTGGGCATCCAACGGAGGTTGGGGAATATGTCCTTGTTTTCAATGAACTCCTGCCAGTCGGCCGCGGCGTGCGCGCGCAGCACGGCCGTGTTGTATTCGGTGCGGAGCCACGCGCCCGTGTGGTGCGAGGCAATCGTCCGAACGTCGTTCGACCACTGTTCGAACGGCTTTATATTGCCGTTCGCATCGCGCAGTTTGTCGGCCATCGCCTTGCCCATCGCATGTACCTTGAACGCCGCGAACACCTCGTTGCCGTGGCGCATGGCGTCAAGAAAACGATCGTTGTGTCGCGGTTGGTATTCGCCGCGTGCCAGGCCCTCGGCTGCCGCCTCGTTCATTGTGCGCTGCAGTTCGCGCCACATCTTCGGCTCGATTTCTTTGGAGGTGTCAAAACCCTCGTAAATTGTGTGCAGGAAGTCGCCGAGCAGGTCGGCCGAAACCTCCACGCCACCATCGGCGTTGTGGAAATGCGCATGGCATGCGCACCGCCCGCCACCATAGTAGAGGTTGTCAATTAGAAGTCGTTGTCCGCCCCGATGGGCTTCGGGGCTAGGCCGAAAAAACGGCGAAGGGCGTTTTCGGTGGCTTTGCGTGTGGGTGGTTCGGGCAGTGTCGGCTTTGTGGGCTGCTGTTGCAATTGCTCGCGTAGGATGGCGCGCTCCTCCTCTTTCTTCGCTTTCAGCTCGTTGTAGTTCTCCGGTTTGGCTACACCGAAAGTCTCGTACAAATAGTCGTCGTCGATGGGCAGGCCCATGCTGGATAGTTTCTGTACGATGTCAATCTGCTGCGCGGTGTCCACCTTCTCCTTCTTGGCGTATACGAACTCGCCCCCGTCGGTGTTGAAACCCAGCTGGGCGAAGATGTCGCGCATTTGGTAGTTGAGGATATTGAGGATGAAGTCGCGGTCGTCAGCGTTCATCTCGTTCTCCTCTTCCTTGTGTATCGTGCCCAGTGCTTGCGTGCCGGTACTCTTGGCATCGGTGGTTAGGGTGTTACCCAGCACGCGAATGCTTATCTTGCTGTCCCAGTATTCGGCAAAGGTGCGGTACAGCTCGCTGCTGCCGCTCTTGTTGCCAGCCTCGATCAGGTTCAGGTCGCTGTCCTTCGGATGGATGTAGACGGCGTTGGTCCCCTGCTGTCGCGCCTCGAGGATGAGCGTGCGACGTGCCTCTTCGTCGCCGGCATCGTAGGTGTACTCGCGTATGGGCATGCCAAAGATGTTGCAAAATCGGGCCCAGTCGCCCATGTTGCCCTTCTTGTACAGCACGGCGGGCAGTATCTCGGCGAATATGCCCAGCCCTCGCTCGGTTCCAACGAAGAGTGTGTTCTCAAAATCCTCAATGGGCACTCCGCCGATGTCGCCTTGGTGACGAAGCACAAGGCCGTGCAAGGGGTCGTAGTGCTTACGGTTTATCAAGTCGAAATGGATGTTCCCATCATCCTCTTTTCGGAACTGAACCAGGGTGAAGCCCCAGAACTCGGAGAGGATGAGTTCCTTGCGGAGTTCCTTGAACCAAGGTGAGCGAAGTTGCTTGTTTATCTCCTCATCGGGTTTCCCATCGCGCTGAAATTCGATGGGGATCTGCGTCACTCCGCGCAGCCGCTTCGCAATCACGCCCGTGAGGTGCAGGTCGAAGTTCGCGCTCTCATACATGTCGTACAACCGCACGCGGTTACTATAATCGATGCCGCGCGCCGATGTGACGGCGTTCATGTAGTGTTGCAGGTTGAAGTGGAACAGCTCGGGCATCTGCAGCACCACGTCGGGCTGGCGTTCTCCCGGGGCGGCGAGCATGCCGCCCTGTGTTATACGGCGGCCTTGCGCGCGCCTTTGTTTCAATGTCTTCATCTTGTAATCCTTTTGATTGTCCTTTTATAAGAGCGTTGGGCGCACCTCATCCGCCTTTATCTGCCATCGGCTCTTGTCCTCAATCTCATCTGCGGGCAGCAGCGGTGCGCCGTCTATGGTTACGTCGCCACGCATCACGCCCTTGAGCCACTCCACTGCCCGGTTGTAGCGGTCTTCCCTACTCTTGGATATCTTATAAGGGTTGTGCTGGCAGAAGATGTGGTAGATGGCGATGTCCAGGGCGAACATCAGCACCAGCGCGTGGCGGTCGGTGCCGCTCGCGGAGAAAATGCGGTCGCAGTCGTACTTTTTGTTCAAGTACGACCGCATTTCCATTACGGCGCGGTCTTCGCATATCTCCACAATCTGCGGGTCGTAGTCGGCCGTGCCTTGGCGCAGCAGACTGTCCAGTATCTCGCGATGTATGCTCGCGTCGTAGTCGGTAATGTCGATAAAGTTCTGCATCTGTTACAATAGGTATGGGTTGTCCTTATTCATGTCTTCGTCGTTAAGTGCGATGGTGTAGGTGGGTTCCAGCTCTCCCGTCTTCTGGTCCACCGTCGTCACGCCACCCTCCACGGCGTCGGGGCCGTCGGCAGGGTAAGGCAGGGTGAGCTCGAAGAGCTTGAACTGGTTGATGAGTTCCTGCATGTGTGGGTTGTCGCGCTCTTCCTCGTTAAAAACCCACGTGCCAAGCCGGTCGAGCGGCTCCAGGTTGGCCTCTATACGCGTGGCCTTGTCCGTCTTCTTGCGCGTGTCCTCGCGGATGAAGAGTTGCGTCTTACGCGCTGCACACTCATCGCGCAGCAGGGGCTTGAACACCTGCTGATAAAAAGGGTCTTGCAATTTGTTGTTCTCAATATACCAATACACGTTGGTTTTTCCACCCACATACTTGTCCAGTTCGAAGTACCAGCCGATGAAGTTGGCGTTGGTCTCACGCGCAAGGAAGCCCTTAATTACGTAATACACGCCCTTGTACTTTCCCACCAGCCACAAGGCTTTGGTGCTGCTTGCCTTCTTCTTGCTGTCGGAATATGCGGGGTCGCCGTAGCCGGTTAAAAAGCGGAACTTCTTCAAGGGCGGCACCTTGCCGAAAGGCAGGTTCTTGAATATCTTGCCCTCTGCCACGGGGTTGTTGAAGTACTCGCCCTGCTGGGCGCGCACCGAGATCTTCGAGAGTATGCAGTCTATCTGCTCTTCGGTGTTCTTCTGCGGCCATGTGCTGCGCCCGTGCCTGTCGCGGATGTTCACCACATCCCAACTGTTGGCGAGCGCGCCGGCGCGCGTTATGCAGCAGTCTTTGGCGATGACGTTTCCGCACCACAACACCAAGGTCGGTTCCGATATGGAGCGCGTGGGATACAATGCCTGTTCGGCCCATTGCCACTTCTTGTCTAGCGTCACCGGATTTCGGCAATCCTCATCGGTGTCGTAGTCGTCGAAATACAACACGTCGGGGCGGATGGCCTCGTTGCGCATACCACGCGGGGCCGACCCTGCACCTAGGGCGATGAACTTCGCTCCGCATGCGCAAGCGAACTCCTTGTCGGTCCATGCGCCTATGGTTTCTTGCTTGCCGTAAAACTGAATCAAGCGCGCGTTCTTCTCAAAGTTGGCCTTATAGGGCGCGAGCAGGCGCGTGGCCGCATCGATGGTGGCCGCAGCCAATGCCACGAATCGCTTGCGCTTGGTTAGCGTTAGGTACATCAGCACGAACATCGCCACGGTGCTCTTCGCCAGCTCGCGACTCCAAGAGAGAACCTCGTACCACTCGTCGTTGCCCACGATACGCCGTATGGCCTTAATATGGAATGGGGCGAACTCGTACTTGGCATAGGCTGGGAAAAAATAGCGTATCCACTCCACGGGGTCGCGTTCCAACTCCTTACGCCGGCGGTCTATCTCGTGGCGTGACAGGCCATCGTCCACCGGCACGTCCTTGGCCAGCCCTTCATGAAACCTGCGCCACAGCTCCAATGCTTGCTTGTCCGTATGTTTTGCTTTCATCCGCGTGTGGTCTGATCTTTAATGAATGCGTCAAAAAGATTATTGAACTGCTTGGCCGCCTCGACGTCTAGCGGGCGCAGCCATGTTAGGAAGCGCATGGCCACGGACACGCAGTCACTCACGCCAACATCGTTCTGCAACTTGTTGATGGCACCGGCCAGTTTGGCCAACGCGTCGGCCTCGGCGGGCGTGGCGTAGCGTTGTCCCTCGTCACGCGCGGCAATGGCGTTGTTTACCTCTATTATTTGTCTGTTCCATTGGGCTATGATCTGTGCGGGGGTGATGGCAACGGATGCCTTCACCTCCTCCCAATTGCCCTCGCGTATCCATCGGCTTACCGTCTGGCGGGTGGTGCCCACCTTGTCTGCAATCTCCTCCTGGGTGTAGTTCCCGTCCAAGAATAGAGAACGTGCAATGCTCTTCTTATCGATATTTGTCTTTGCCATCCATTTCTTATTTTGTATGCAAATTTCCCCCTTTTTTCACTAATGGTGAAATTGCAAATTAATCATATACGCCTGAATTGCAATGGTGTACATTCCGTATTACACCATATTTTTACGATTTTTCGGGTTCGTTTTTTCACTTTAATTTTGCCGAAAAATCAAATACGGTGCAAAAGAAATTCTTCAATATAATCCCAGGTGACGGAGAGGTCGCCATACTGCTATATGGTGACGTAGGCGACGGGCAGCGCGTGGACAGCGGCCGCGTGGTGGCCGAACTGATGGCACTGCAAGCGCAGTACTCCAAGATTGACGTTCGTATCAACAGCCGCGGCGGTGACGTATTCAGCGGTATCGCCATATACAACGCGCTGCGCACGAGCAAGGCGGACATCACTGTCTATATTGACGGCGTGGCGGCGAGCATCGCGGGCATCATCGCGTTATGCGGCAAGCCCCTTTACATGTCGCCCTACGCCAAGCTGATGCTGCACGCCGTGAGCGGCGGCACATGGGGCAACGCGTCGGAGCTACGCCAGATGGCCGAGGTGATGGAGAACCTACAAGGCGATCTCGCCTCGATGATTGCCGGACGGTGCGGGATGAAGAAGGACGAGGTGCTGGCCAAGTACTTCGACGAGAAGGACCACTGGATTTCCGCACAGGAGGCGTTGGAGATGAAACTCATTGACGGCATATACGATATGGACGGAGAGGCGGTGAACGCTGGCTCGACCGATGAGATATATACATATTTCAACAACAGGCTGAGAAATCAGCCACAAAACAAAGACAGAGGAATGGCATTATTAGAATCATTGAAGGGCATCCCCTCGTTCGCCAACTTGGCCGACGAGAATGCCGTACTCGCGCACGTTCGCGAATTGGAGAACAAGGCCGCCAAGGCCGATGCCCTGGCGCAAGCCGTGGAGGGCTACAAGAAGAAGCTGCAGGATGTGGAGGACAAGGAAATTGTCGCCATCATCGACAAGGCGATTGCCGAACGTCGCATCACCGCCGAGCAGAAGGAATCCTTTATGGCATTGATGAAAACCGACCGCGAGAACACGGAGAAGTTGCTTGCGAGCATGAAGGCACGTCCCTTCCGCCGCATAGTAGACGAACTCCGGGATGAGACCGGTTCGCCTGCTGGCTTGGCCGGCAAAAGCTGGGACGAACTGGACAAGGCCGGCAAACTATCGGAGCTGCGCAATGCGGACTTCGAGACGTTCAAGGCCAAGTACAAGGAGAAGTTCGGCTTGGACTACAAAGAATAGGACGACATTATAACAACATTAAAACAGCAATAGAATGGCATTGAATATCAGTATCTGGCAGACCACGCTTGTCGAGAACTTCTACCCCGACAACAGTTTCGCCTCAAAATCGGTGGACGACTCCGCATACGTTAAGGCAAAGAAAGTGATCATCCCCAACGCGGGAGCTCCATCGAAGGTGCGGAAGAACCGTACGGTTAAACCAGCGACGGTGAACCAGCGAACCGACAACGACTTGGAATATCAGATTGACGAGCTAACCACCGACCCGATCTACATTCCGAACATCGACACGGTGGAACTGTCGTATGACAAGCGCACCTCAATAATCAGTAACGACCGCGAAGAGCTGCAGAATTCTGCGGAAGAGAACATTTTGGAACGCTGGGGCCTTGGAGTTCCCTCAAAAAATGTGTTATTCACTACGGGTACGACAGAGCGTGACGCACACACGTCGGAAACGGCGACAGGCAAGCGTAAGAGCATCACCAAGGCTGACTTGTTGAAGATCATGACACGCATGGACGCGGACAACGTGCCTAAGGAGGGACGCCACATCCTGCTCGATGCATACATGTACGCCGATTTGCTTGAAAACCTCTCGGAATCGGATAAGTGGATGTTCCAAAACTCAGCCGACGTGCAGCGCGGCATAGTTGGTAAACTCTGGGGGTTGAACGTCATGACACGCAGCCAGGTTCTGCGCGTGAAGACCGATAAGAGCCTCTTGAGTTGGGACCAGGAAGCCGTTGCGGGAGAGATGGCCGCTGCGCTGGCTTGGCATGACAAGTCGGTGAGCCGTGCGATGGGCGAGGTGAAGATGTTCGACTCTACCAACAATCCGATGTATTATGGCGACATCTATTCGTTCTTGCTCCGCACAGGCGGCTCGGTTCGCCGTTACGACAAGAAAGGTGTTTACCTGCTCGCGGAGGCGGCTAAGTAAAGAAAGGGCTGAATTATGTTACCAAGAATTAAGATTCAGTTTTTAAACGGGCAGCTGGGCCCCGCGGGCGAAAGCCCCGAC